AATGTTTTTATATAGACTCATTTCTTAATTAATATCTCCATCATGCGGTCAAGTTTGTTGTGCATCTCATTGATTGCGGTTTCAACTTTACCTATTCTACTTTCAACAGCAGCGTCTCGTTCTCGTTGTGTCGCTAGTTCTACCTCTATCTTTGTAAGTCTTTTATCACCAGCATCTAAGCGTGTAACTATGCGTTTGATAACCCACCCTATTAAGCCAAAGGCTACAACAATAAAGGTGTTAATAAAGTCAGCAACAGAGTCGATCATTACGGTTAAAACCCTACAGCTATTACTCTTATATACTTACCTACGAAAGACACAGATACAGAAGCACCTATTGAACTAAGGTAACTAGCTCCTAAATTAACGGAAAACCCTGTAGTAGTTACACTGTTTACAATAGCTCCCCAAGTATCAGTAGTAGTGCCTAGATTATCAAAGTGAACATCTAACGCTACTGCATTTGTACCTGTGTTATCATCAGCTACATATATTTGAAAGACTAGTTTATTACTGTTTAAGGAGTGAGTGAAAGCATAAGTAGTATTATTAGTTAAACCTGTCGTATCGTTAAACCAACCAGTGTCGTGAGTAAGGATCGTAGTTAGACCGGCAATGCTATTATCTATATACGCTTTAATACTTTGTTGTGTAGCAAGTGCAGTATCAGAAGCGGATGTCATAGCGTCCTCATCTTTTATATCAATAGCTACGGGAGCTGCACTCCCTCCACTTACATTACCTAATGCCCTAAGATTCGCTATAGAAGCTAAAGATAATGTACCACTCGATGTAATGGGTCCGCCTACCAAACCTGTACCACTAGCTATAGATACAACCGTACCTGTGTTAGTGTTAGCTGTCGCACCATCCGCTACGTTTAATAACGTTCTTACTTCTGCAGCTGTGAGTTCCTGTACATCTGAGTCTGCACCGTTGTCGTTACCTAGTATTACATTATTCGCTACTGAGTTTTGTATCTTAGCGTAAGTAATAGAACCGTCAGGTATAGAACCACCAACAACACCAGCAACCGTGTCATCCACATAGTTCTTAGTAGCAGCGTCTTGGTCGGCTGTAGGATCAACAACATTAACTATCTTTTTATTTAGTGCGTCAAATGAACCATCTGACCCGGCTTTTACTCGTAGTGATATATCGTTCTGTTCGGCACTCTCTTCAGCTAGATAACGATTGTGTAAGTACGCTCTGTCTAACTCAGCCTCCGTTAATACCGAACCGTTTTGAAAGTCTACAAGGTCGACAGCGGGTGCAGATATACGTTGCACTCGGACGATCTCTCCGCCTGTAGCCGCTACGTTAAGTACGATTTTTTTAGTAGGAGATGTTTGTACTGTGTAGTCTTCACTTGCACCTATGGTCTTCTTTACGCCATCCACAAACACAGCAACGTGTTCGTCTTCGAGGTACAGGAAATTAAAAAGAAAGTCTGTCTGTCCAGCATCTGCTGTGTCGTCTACGAAAGTAATAGCCATGATGATATATTATTAATTATTGAGAGAGAAGAGCAAGTACATCTTCACGTTGCATACCACCTTTTAAACCTGCTCTTGCTGCTGTAAGTCCTTTATACTGTTCAGCTAGTTCAGGAAACTCGGTAAGCATTTGTTTTTTAGCTTCTTTTCTAAATCGACTTAGTATGCTATTTATTTTTTGAACACGAGGACTAGGTAGACCTGGTTCAGAAACGGGAGTTAAACTTTGATAGTTTTTACTTTTCACTAAACGCTTTAAAGCAGAACGCATCGTTTCTCCTCCTACCTTCACGCTCTTAAGCAATTCTAACTGCCTATCGTAAGCTGTTTGCCCTTTTTCGTTTTCATGCTCAAGCATATTTATTTGTCCACCTAAGTTCGGTTGTGGTTGTCTGAAGGCGTGATTTAAACTAGCCATTTCCTCTAGTACTGCATCTTCCTTATAAGGAGACATAGCTATTGGATTTATAAACCCAGTCCCCATCCACTGCTCCGCTGTGTATTCCTCGCCTAATAAGTTTCTCTTTTTATCTAACCCGCTCCTAGCTCCTAACTTTTTAGCGAAAGCATCCCCTATAGTTCTCACTTCAGTTAATGCTTGTGTGTCGTAATCCGCCATTTGGGATATAATATTAGGAACAAAAGAAGATAAAAAGTTCTGACCGAATTTAGCCATGTATCTATCCGGGTCACTAAGTGCATCTGTGAAATTCTGAATACCAGCTAAGTAAGATTTATTAGTAGCGTTTCTTGTTATACTTAAAGTTAAAGCTGTAAAAGTCTTCTCTAAACCAGTCTCATTAAACTCTCTAGGTTCATTCAAACCTACTTCTACTAAGTCAGCACCTAATCCCAATAACGTAGATAAAGGATCAAGTCTTTGGTAACTGTAGTAAGTGTCTCCTATTTTTATACTGTAAGGCCTCCAGCCAGTAGCCATCAAAGCTTTCTTTTTCTTTTCATCTGATGGACCACCTCCTGTAATGTATTCCCTGTTATTAAATATAGTATCCACGAAAACGCCGGATACAAATAAGGATGTCATCATTTTACCTGTAGCTTGAGACCTTCTTATCGGATCGCCGCTTGTTAAATCAGCAAGTAATCTTTGTCGCTCTTCTTTTAAAACATATATTCCGGGTGTCCTTTCAAAAGCATACTTTAAAAGATTAGTGGGAGTACGTACGAAAGGTAGTACTAATCTTAACATAGGTAGCTTATTAGTCGCATCTTGCAGTACCTTACCTAGTGTTTTATCTTGTAGCTCTCTAGTAAATGTTAAGTATTGTGCTTCGTCCTGAGCGTACTGCATTAAAGCTGATTTATTCTTATTAAAGTTTTCCTTTATATATTTTAAAACAAACTTATCTTTATCAACCCCTGTAAGGTTACGTTTTACGGCTAACTCAACAGCTTCTCTAGCGAGTCCCTCTTCGGAAGCCATGCGACCGCCTTCAGTTACGATGCCTTCTAAAGTATTATGTATGTGCTCAGAAAGCTTCTTAGGGTCTTTAATTCCTTGTTGTATACCAGACATAGCAGCTTTTAATCTAGCAGCCCTACGGTAAGCTAGTTGTTTAAAAAACTCATCTGATGTTAATAACAGTCTACCGGGTATCCTTATGAAGTTACCAAAAGCATCTAACGATTTCTTACTGGTTAATCCTCTCTCAGTTACCATACCCCCCATACGACTTGAAGCGATTCTTTCACCAGTAATAGCACCTTGTGGTCTATCGCTAAAAGCTCTAGCTTGCGGGTCTAGTAAATTATCGTTTTGTTTAAAAGCTTTCTTTGCAAAATGAGCTGCTTCAGAAATCATCCGACCGTCGGCCCAAGAAGCCATAACTGCCTTTACCACACTTAAATTACCAGATGCGATTCCACCTACGACAGCTTCTAAAGTAGACATAGCTTGCGTAAGTGTGTTGCCCATGATATTAACCATCTGAGTTTTAGGGCCACTAAGTATAGCGTTCATCCAATACTCAGTAGGCATATCTAAAAAATGCTTACCTTGTGATTGTTTCGCTATTTTAAACATAGAAGCAATCATGGAGTCAGGATTATCTTTGTCTATTGTTTCCTTAATTAACTTAACAAGCTTATCAGGGTGCATACCGCCAGAAGCATTTATGAATTGATTCCTTAATCCTTCGATTTGTATATCAGATTCACTTAGACCTATCTTTCTATTACTAAAGTTTTCACGTCTAGCCTGTAATGTTATACCAGTTTCCCTACCGATCTGTCTGTATATATCAGCTACATTTAACAGCTGTTGGAAGTTGTTTTTAAGTTTAGCTACAGCAGAAGAACCTCCACCAGCTTTACCGTACTCTTCTACAGCGTCTGTTAGATTTTCAATAACACCTTTAGCTTGATCTCTTAAACTCTGTTGTACTACACGGGCTTCAGCTATTTTAGTAGCAGCATCCTTACCTTGCTGTAGCATTATTTGCTGTTCTATATCTACATCTACTTCTGTAATAGCACCTTCTACGGATACTTTATCAGGGTTTTCTTTGTAGTACTTTTCTAATAACTCTTTAAGAACAACGACATCCTCGCCTGTCTCTAAAGCAAACTGTGGAAGTCTAGGTTTACCTCCTTTAATTAGCTCCTCTGCATACCCACGAAACTTCTCAGGAACAGCTTGTAATACTTCGTCTGCACCTTTCTTAAAGTCGGGGAGGTCGGCAAATAACCTACCTCTCATATCTAAAGGTGCTTCTGCTCTCTTAGTTACATTGCGTTGTTTAAGGAAGTCATTAAATATCTTCTTTCTTTGGTCTATACCTAACTTAGATTTTAATGAAGCAAACATATCCTTAAACATGATCGCTACTTCTTGTGCTATTCTTTTAAGTGTACCTGTAGGAGCTAAGTCTTTCTCGTCTAACTTCTTTAAGAAAGCGTCTGTCATTTCCTCTGCAAAGTATTCGTCTACATCTTTAAACCTGTAGTTCTCGTTTGTGTGCTTACCCTTCAGGAATCTTTCTAGTTCTTTTGGTATTGTCCTCTTGAGTAGCGTGGAAGGGTCAACAGTGTCATCTAAATCAACACCAAAGCTTCTAATGTAGTCTCTTCTGGCTTTATCAAATTGTTTAGTTAAAGCACTAACATCTGTCTTAGGAAGGTAACGACTAAGTCCGTGCCATAACTCGTGGATCATAGTACGTTTAATACCACCCTCATTTATAACAGATTGTCTTATTTGTAGTAGGTTGTTACCAAAGTTATAACGACCCGCAGATGGTATCTTGTTAGTGACGGATAACGATACATCACCAAACAAACGCTTACCCATCACATCAATGAACTTTTCAACATCAGCAACGTCTTGTGGGTCTGCTCCCTTTATAGGGAACTTCTTCATTAACCTACTTTTTAAAGTGTCAGCCCCTTTAGGAATAATATCCATCATCCCTTCTTCTTCGTAGGTCTTAAACGGTCTAGGTGTTCTTTCTACAGTAGCATCAAAGT